TAAGGTACGCGTGATGCGGGCGTTCCCCCGTGGCCCCCTCCTGATGACCTACCCTGATGAATACCCCTAATGATTCCAGCTATTTACCCTGCTGCTGCCCTATGGCGTGCTACAAGGGAGGCTAAATGTGCTACTAATTTGGTGCTAGATGGTCCTGTAGGTGTGCTAGGCGTGTTACGAATGGGGCGGAGCGTGTTACCCTCACTGTCCGCTTATCTGTTTGCTGTTCCTCTCAGTGGAACACTTAGGTCCCCAATAGGAACACTTAGGTCCCCAATAGGAACACTTATAGTCCACTTATAGTCCACCATTAGCATACCTCTAGATCACTTGTAGGTCTCTCGCACTAAATGACCCATTTAGACCTACCTGATGTTTATACCTGATGTTTATACCTATCTGTGCTTAATTATTCATACTTTTATTAAATATCATCATATATCAAAATAATTGGGTATTTCTTATTGACATAACCTGGGATAACCCTTAGAAGCTTAATCACATTGACATTGACACCTAACCCTAACCCTTAAGGAGTACCTACCATGACCATGACCACCACCAATCACAAGAATCTGCCTTATGTTGCTTTTGTGTCTGCCTTTATCAATGAAGTAGACCACGCCGCAAACATGGAGCGCACCAGAAGCATGAACGCTATCCTTAGTTATCTCAAGAAGAAAGGTGTGATTACCGATTATCGGCACGTATGTGGATACTACAAGGGAAACCGTGAAGTTTCCTATATGATCACTTTTGAGTACCACAATACCATTGAGAAGATTATATCCCTAGGTTACCTGTTTGATCAAGAATGTATCCTTGTAAGGACATTTACGCTTAACACTAATCAACCTCAGGTATACCTGATCAACACCCAGGATGGACCTTTCTACAAGGAGCGCACCTACCTGGGAACCAAGTTCGTTAAGTTAGGTAGTCAAGCTGAACTCATGGCTGGAAACATGATGCCGGAAGCTTGCACCATTATGGATGACGAAGTATGGGTCGTTAGGTAGGTTGATAATTAAATGCTAACCAAGGGGAGAGGATTCAATTTCTCTCCCTTTATTAATAACCAGCCCCAACTATTAACTATCCCTAAAGGAGCATCATCATGGCTACCAGTTTACTAAACCTTTTTAACTTCTCTATTGAACTTCCTGAACGTATGTATATCGTTCACCATAGCGATACGAATCAGGAAACCTTTATCAAAGCTTGTAGTGCCTATGAAGCGGTACGAATGGTATTCCACCTTGAATACTATGAACTGGATTCACCTTATATTGACGACTATGGTTGGTACGTCTTTGAAACCATTAAAGGAACAGTTAGTGCAAAGCTATATGAAAGAGAAATATGCACATCTTTCACCTTTAAGGTATACCTTGGGAATCTCACTGTTTACACTAAGGTTTACAGGACTAAAGCAAGTACATCTAATGGTCTGAAACGTAGTGAATCCCTGTTCAAGAATAAGCTTAAACATGAATTAGGTCTAATAGGTATTGATTTCACAAGTATCATCACAACTAAGAACTGTGTAATTGTAAGGGGATAATTATTATTATGGATAACACTAACAATAATACTCCAATTGTAATTAATGGGTACACTATAGAACCTGGGGCTAAACTAGAAGAGGCTTACCTCCAAGGGACTGACCTCCAAGGGGCTAAACTAGAAGGGGCTTACCTCCAAGGGGCTAAACTAGAAGGGGCTTACCTCCAAGGGGCTAAACTAGAAGGGGCTTACCTCCAAGGGGCTGACCTCCAAGGGGCTGACCTCCGAGGGACTGACCTAGACTTCTCTTGTCTCCCTTTATGGTGCGGAGGTACGGATTTTAAAGGGGATGATAGATTATTCTCCCAATTAATATACCATATTACACGGATCAATTGGGAAGGATGCTCTAAGGAGACACAAGAAGACCTTTCTAAACTCTTGTCTATGTACAATTTGAATACTTTCTGTAAATACCACAACCTTGAGGAGATATAATTATCATGGCTGGACTTATTGTTGACTTTAATGAATCAGATTACGCAATAGAGATGCTTTACAAGGTAGGTATCAGATATAAACATTGCGCTTTATGTGTTCATGCAGAAAGAGAAGGTGGAGACTTCCCTTGTATGGATTGTCTTAGTTTCCCGGTTAGGTATCCCTACTTTTCACCTGTAACAGCACCTATGGTTATTATCATTGATAACAACAACAACAACAACAACAACCATAATGAAACCCCCAATGAGAAAGAATAGGTACAAGTCTAATAGGGAATCATTTTATATGGACGTTCAGGACTTCCTGGGCGTCCTACTGATAACCCTTATAATCTTTGGTCTGGTATGCCTTGGACACTTCTGTAAACCTTAAAGGAAAACTTAAAGAACACTATAAACTTAAAGGATTAGGTTAACACTATGTCTACTACTGATTACATGATTTTGGCTAAAGGTATTGATTACAAGCGTATGGTTGATACTTTGTGTTATCTTTCTGAAAAGGTTGATGGAGTCCCAGGTATATTCCAGAAGGGTAAACCTGTATTGTCCCGTCAAGGTAAACCTATTACCTCAGTTGAGCATATCAACGGAATCATGCAAGAGTACCTTCCTGAGGGGATACAGGTTATAGGTGAATTGCATATCCCAGGAGAACCCTTCAAGGTATCCTCTGGTAAGGTACGAAAGGGAATGCCTTGTTATGATATTCAGTTGGGTATCTGGGATGTAGTTGATTTGAATAACCCTGGACTTTCTTATGGTGAAAGAATGAGCTACCTTATGGGTGAACCTTATTTTGATCAACGTATTCTTAGGTTTGAAGATATCTGGGAGATTCCAAGAATAATGTTGCAAGTATCCTCTAGCGAACTGGCTGAAGAATACGTTAAGGCATATTATGATAATCTTGTCAATCCAGGGTATAAATCACGCATGTCAAAATTACACCCTGAGAGGCCTGTAGAGAGCTTTGGGGACGCTGAGGGGGTCATTGTCCGTCCGGTGGGCTACGGCTACGCTACGGGGCGCTCCTGGGGCCTGATGAGGTACGTGCCGAAGCCGACCCTGGACCTGAAGGTGGTGGCCGTCGAGGAAGCGGAAGCGAACAAGCCAATGTCCTTCCTTGGGGAACCATTTGACAAGGGTATGGGACTTAGGGCAATAGGAGCCTTCTGGGTTAAATATAGGGACAATACGATTGTTAAGGTAGGTGCTGGTTGTATGTCCCATTGTGATAGAAGGTTCTATTGGGAAAACCTTAACTTGATCATAGGTAAGATTATTGAAGTTGAATATAAGAAAGACCCTACTTATGATGCACTTAGGGAGCCTATCTTCAAGTGTATTAGGGACGACAAGGATAAGGCTGATTATTAATTATAACAAGTATCATGGAGGTAAAACAAATGAGTAAGATTATTAGACAAGCTAGACCCTCAGAGATTTTCCATAAAGGTATCACTGATGAGATGTTACAGTTTGTGGTTAATTCAAGGGAAATTAATCCGAATATTGTTAGTCTACAAGCTACAGACAGTTATGATTATAATGATAATATTGGATATGGTTATGATTACAGGGCATCTTTTGAGTTCGTATTATATCAGGGTATAATCTTACAGTTCCCACAGTTAAACAATACTGAATTGATTAATGAGATGTCTAAGTCTATTGCTCGTAGGTTTAACCAAGCTTTGTATGGGATATCAAAGACAAGCTTTATGATTTATTGTCTACTTTATACGATGAAGGTAGTATTAATGGTGCAAGAAAGGTAAACCTTTTACTTAATGAGCTAAATTGTTAAATACTCCCTTATAGCACCCTCTGGTTTTTCATAGTAAATCCAGCACCTAGGGAAAACCAGAGGGGAAACTATAAGTATACTATAAGTAGTCTTAGGGGATACTATAAGACTACTATAAGTAAACAAATTGTATAACCTCTTGTATCCATCATGTTACCCAATTTGTATCTTATAGTTTACCTAAGAGTATACTTATTATTTATATATTATAATTATTATTTATAAATATTATACTATTAAGTATACTATATGACACTACTAGAAACCCTACAGGAGACCTAAGAATGAACTCTACTGATTACCTTATTAATACTGCTGATGAAGCTCTCAAGGATGCTGTTGCTAAGTACGGCATTGAACGTGTGGCACAACAGATTGACCTTGAGATAGAAGGGCAGGAGATAGGTAAGAATAGATATTTGAAAAGGATTAATGAGTCCAGGCAGGACACAACGGGAGCTATCTTAGGTACAGCTAAGACAATCCTGTCTGAAGCTTTACCTCGTATGTCTAAGGCACTGGAAACTTGGCTTGAAGAAGTTTATAATGGTGTCCCAGGAAGGAAACATGCTGCTGGTGCATACTGTAAAGAGTTGTCACCTGAGACTATCACTTATCTCACTATTCATACTGTCCTTAGTGCATGTTTGAAAAAGACTGGTATGTCTTATAGTGGATACCCATTTGCAAAGTTGTCTACTGAAGTAGGCAGATGCATTGAGGAAGAAATTAGGTTTAGTAAGCTGTTCAAAGCTGTTGATAAGAAGACCTCTAGGAAGATGAGAGAAGACTTAGATAAAAGAGTTGGTCATTCTTACAAGCGTGCTTACATGATTGCTAATGAGAGAAGACTTATAGAGAAAGACTTGATTTGCTTTGATGAGTCATGTGATGGAGCATGGACACAAGAAAGGGCTACCCTTGTCGGCTCTAAGTTGATCGAACTGTTAATCGAATCAACTGGGATGATAAGACTTGTCCTTCAAAACACTTCCTATAATAAGACTAACCGCAGCGGTCACATGAAGACCCTATATGTTGTCTCTATTGAACCTTCCCTTATGGAATACATTGAACGTAATGATCAGTTCCTTGCTGAGTTAGACCGTTACTGTATGCCTACTATTATCCCACCTAAACCTTGGACTAATGTGGTTAATGGTGGATATTATATGGAAGTCAAAAGACCTCTTAAGTTTATCCGTATGGCTACCAAGAAACTTTTAACTGCTTATAGCGACCTTGATATATCCGCAGTTATGGACGCAGTTAATAAGGTACAGGAAACCCCTTGGAGGATTAACAAGACTATCCTTAGTGTACTGAGGGATGTTATCTATAGGAACAACGTGCAAATTGAAGATATCCCTAGTCGTGAAGAAGACCCTAGGCCAATCATGCCGTGTACACCTGAGGAAGACCCAGAGAAACATAAAGAATGGCGTAGGCAGATGCATAGGTGGTACCAAGAGAATAACAGAAGGATTGGTAAGAGACTTCGTATTGAGATGACTATGGCTCAGGCTATTAAGTTCCAAGAGTATCCTGAGATATACTTTCCTCATAACCTTGACTTCAGGGGAAGGGTTTATCCGGTGACACACCTAAGTCCTCAGGGTGATGACCTTATGAAGGGTATGCTTGAATTTGCTACTGGTGTCCCAATTGGGAAGCATGGGGCTAAATGGTTGGCTATTCACCTTGCCAATACATATGGGAACGATAAGCTTACTTTTGAGGAACGTATCCAATGGGTTCATGATAATGAATCTTTGTTTAGAACAATTGCAAGTAACCCTAATGAAACTGTAGATATGTGGGGATGCACTGATAGCCCTGTATGTTTCCTGGCTGCTTGTCTTGAATGGGTGGGCTATCTGGAAGAAGGTGAAGAATACATTGGGCATATACCTGTTGCGTTTGATGGTAGCTGTTCAGGTATTCAGCACTTCTCAGCTATGCTTAGGGATGAAGTAGGTGGTTCCGCTGTTAATCTTATGCCTAGTGATAAGGTAGAGGACATCTATCAACGAGTAGCTGATATCGTTCTTACAATGGTAGAGGATGATATGGTTAATGGTACCGAAGACAAGATTGTAAATCAGGTTGATGAAGGAACAGGTTCAACATATGAATACAGAAGACAGGGTACCAAATCATTAGCAAAAGAATGGTATAACTTTGGGATATCCCGTAAGGTTACTAAGAGGTGTGTTATGACCCTCCCTTATGGCTCCAAGGAGTATGGATTCTCTGATCACATTAAAGAAGATACTGTTAGACCTGCAAAGCTTAAAGACCCCGATTGTTTCTTCTCTACTGGACAGGCTAGTCGATACATGGCTACCCTTATCTGGAAGTCTGTTAGTCAGGTAGTGGTTAAGTCTGTTGAGGCTATGGCTTGGTTACAGAAAGCTGCCTCCCTGTTGTCCTCACAGGTAGACGCAAAGGGCGAACCTCTTCCGGTGTTCTGGGTAACTCCTATTGGATTCCCTGTCTGGCAGAACTATAGACAGTCTGTCTTGAAAAGAGTCAACCCTATCTTCAAGGCTGGTGCTTATGTCCAGACGTTTACCTCCGATCAGTATGCAGATAATGCTGGTGAACTTAAGATGATTGGGCAAGGAGAACGTAGAAGGCTCCAGATTAGTGTACAGACTGGTGAAGGTAACATTGATAAACATAAACAGAGGAACGGTGTTGCTCCTAACTATGTGCATAGCATGGATGCTTCCCACCTTTTGCTCACAGTTGTACATTGTCATGAGAAGTACGATATTAAGTCTTTTGCTATGATCCATGATTCTTATGGTACCCATGCAGGGAAAGCTGAGGAGTTGTTTAAGGCTGTCCGTGAGGTGTTCGTTAGGACATACACAGAGAATAACGTCATGGAAGACCTATATGAACAGGTAGCTCTTCAGCTTGACGACAAGAAGCTGAAAGACCTCCCTCCACTTCCTGAGTCTGGTTGTCTTGACCTTGAGTGTGTCAAAGATAGTCTGTATGCATTCAGTTAAGGATACCTTGTAAAGTGCTACCCAAGGGGAGAGGAATCGTTCCTATCTCCCCTTTTAACAAGTAATAACATAGAGACAGACAAAGGAGAGTAAGTCATGGCTAGAGAAGATCATTTTAAGTGTAAGCATTGTGCTAATGTGGCTTGTGAGGAACCTTTTAATTACAATGGGAAATACAAAGGTGAACCATGTGGGAGCATGAATGGTTTCTATAAGTTTGTCCCTAAGAATGCTACTCAATACGAAGACATTGGTACCGCTGAATCCTCGCCCCATTATAACTCACTTCCGGTACAGCCCATTGAACTTATGGAAACTATTCTCACACCTGAGGAGTTCCAGGGGTTCCTGAAGGGAAACATGCTTAAGTATGCTATGCGTGCTGGTCGTAAGGCAAATGAGGATTCTACTAAGGATATCAATAAGTACAACCAGTACAGAGAATGGTATATCATGGCTATTAATGGGCGGAGTGTGGGTGCTTCTTTGAAAAGGGCTTAAAGTGCTACCCAAGGGGAGAGAAACCCTAAAATTTGTAAACTATACTATACAATGGAGACATCATGGCTATTCAGAACAGAACTAAGAAAGTAAAGCATACCTCTATCCCTGGTGTTGCTAAGTGGCCTCATCTGGTTAAACCTGACTATAAGTTTAAGGATGCTGGTGAGTTTCACGTTAAGCTCCGCTTTGGTGCTGAAGATTTTGAAGCTTCTGGAATTAAGGAGCTTGTGGACGAAGCGTTTGATGGCGCAGTGAAGAAGGCTAAGGCTATCAACGCAAAGGATAAAAAGAAGCCACCTAAGGTACTTGATAAACCTTATTATTTGGATGAAGAGTCCAATGAATATGAGATGTCTTTCAAGTCTAAGTATTCCTGGGTGGATAAAGAAACTAAGGAAGTTAAGACACGTAGGGTTCCTATCTTTAGTGCCTCTGGTGCTATTATCAAGAATCCTGATTTGAAGATTGGGAATGAAACTGTTATGCGTGTCTCGTTTACAATTGATCCGTTCTTTACGGCTATTGGAGTTGGTGTGTCTTTAAAGCTTGAAGCTGTTAAGATTCTCAAGCTTGTAGAGTACGGTGCAAACGCCGAAGCATATGGTTTTGGTGAAGATGAGTCTGACCTCTATGGTGAAGATGAGTCTTACATTGAAGACAACGGTGATGATGCTGACGGCTTTGGAGAAGACAACGATAGTGAGTATAACCCGGCGGACGACGAACCGTTCTAATACACGACATGCCGTGACGTATAGGTCTGGACTTGAGAGTGCCCTTGCTCGTAACTTGAAGAGTAAGGGCATTCCTGTCCAGTATGAAGAATATAAACTTGATTATGTTATCCCTGAGAGTGTACATAAATATACCCCAGACTTTGTGCTGCCTAATGGTATTGTTATTGAGTCAAAGGGCATCTTCTCAGTAGAAGACAGAAAGAAACATTTACTCATTAAAGAACAGTATCCTAACTTGGATATCAGGTTTGTATTCACTAGGTCCAATACTCCATTGTATAAAGGGGCGCGTACTACGTATGCAGATTGGTGCCTTAAGTACGGCTTCAGGTATGCGGATAAACTAATCCCTGATTCATGGTTGAAGGAACCCAATAAGGCTATTCCTGTAAACACCATGATGTACAAATGGAGGAAGAAATAATATTATGGCACTTAAATTTAAGAAACGAAAAGAGACTAACCATATTGTGGTACATTGTTCAGCTACCCTTAATGACCCTAAGATCAATAGAGCTGTTATAGCTAAATGGCATAGGGGTAAGGGATGGATGGATATTGGTTACCACTTTGTTATTCTTACTGATGGTACTATTGAAATTGGACGTGATGTTGACGCTATTGGTGCTCATGTTGCTGGTCACAATGAAGATACAATTGGTATTTGTATGGTTGGTGGTGTTGATGCTGAAGGTAAGAGCACTAACAACTTTACCAAAGAACAGTTTGATAAGCTTAAGAAGCTTCTGGTTGAACTCTTGCTTGAGTACCCTAAAGCTAACGTAATGGGTCATAGAGACTTTGAAGGTGTTAAGAAGGACTGCCCCTGCTTTGATGCTAAAGATTGGTTCTATAATACTAACACTAGAGGATACACTACTGTTGTAGTTGAACGTGGTGATACCCTTTTCTTCCTTGCTAGGAAGTATGGTACAACTGTTCAGGATATTGTAGATATGAATAACCTTATCTCTACTAATATCAAGATTGGGGAGATTCTCAAAATTCCAGCCTAAGTTAGGTTAGGTATGGCTAAGAAGTATAATAAGCACAGTGAAGAAGAGAGTGAGTTCTTATATCATCTTCCCTGTCCTCATTGCGGATCACCTGACGGTAACTCCATGTACTCGGATGGGCATTGCTTCTGCTATTCCTGTGATACATATACTGCTACCCAAGGGGAGAGTAACCAAACGAACCCTAAGGGAGGTAAACGTACAGTGAGTAAGGAATGTCTGAACCCTGTTGAACAAGAAACATGGAGTCTAAGAGAATTACCAGCTAGACATATTAACAGTGAGACTTGTGAGAAGTTTTCTTATTACTCTGGGAGAGTCAAAGGAAGACCCGCTCAGATAGCTTGTTATTATGATCTAGCTGGTAACCTTGTAGGGCAGAAGCTTAGATTCCCTGATAAGTCATTTGCTGTCTTAGGTAAAGTGTCTGATAGACTGTTTGGTCAACACCTTTGGAATAAAGGTAAGAAGATCGTTATTACTGAAGGTGAGATTGATGCTCTTACTGTAGCTCAGGTTCAGAACCTTAAGTGGCCTGTTGTGTCTATCCCTAATGGTGTCAAATCAGCTAAGAAAGCTTTAGCTTCTAACCTTGATTATCTTTCAAACTTTGAAGAAGTCATTCTTATGTTTGACAATGATGAAGTAGGTAGAGAAACAGCTATTGAATGTGCTGAGATGTTACCATTTGGTAAAGCTTACATAGCATCCTTACCTGAGAAAGACGCAAATGATTGTCTTAAGAATGGTAAAGGTGATGAGATCATTAAGGCCATTTGGTCCGCACAGTTATTCAAGCCATGTGATATTGTGTACGTACAGGACGTACAGGATGAAGCTGAACAGCCTATAGTTATGGGCTTACCCTGGTTCATGGACACATTAACTAAAGCTACTTATGGTAGACGTAAAGGTGAAGTCTATGGTGTAGGAGCTGGTACTGGTGTGGGTAAGACAGACTTCTTAACACAACAGATAGCTTATGATATCACTGTCTTGAAACAGAAAGTTGGAACTATATTCCTTGAACAGAGACCTAAAGAAACTGTCAACCGTGTAGCTGGTAAGATTAAGGAGAAGCGTTTCCATATCCCAGATGATGCATGGACAAAACAAGAGTTGACTGATGGTATTGCAGAAATAGGCGATAAGCTTGTTATGTATAACTCGTTTGGTCAGACTGAGTGGAAGACAGTAGAGAACAAGATTAGGTTTATGGCTCAAGGTGAAGATATAAGTATTATCTATGTAGACCACTTAACCGCAATGGCAGAGGTAGGAAATGAAAAAGACTCCCTAGAGACAATCATGAAAGAGTTGGCTATGTTGGCTAACTCATTGGACATCATTATTACATTTGTGTCACATCTATCTACACCTGAAGGAACACCACACGAAGAAGGTGGTAGGGTAGCTATTAGACACTTCAAAGGTAGTCGTGCGATAGGGTTCTGGCCTTTCTTCCTGTTTGGATTAGAGAGGAACCAGCAAGCTTCCGATGAGGATGCTAGAAGGATAACTAAGTTACGTATCTTAAAGGATAGATACACAGGTAACTCCGTAGGGAAGGTTATCCCGTATTCATATAACCCGATCACAGGTATGCTCTTTGAATTAACAGAAGGACACTATAACCCATTAGACAATGAGGATAACTCAGATGAAGAAACAGGCGGGTTCTAACGTGGACCCTGTAGTATTGGACTTCTCAGTCCTTGATGCGTTCCATAGAGATAGTGGACAGAAGATGCTTGCTACTGGCTATTATCCATGTGAATTTGTAGCTCCTAGTGAAGCTCTGTATAGGGTACTTGTAGATGAAGAGTATCAGGAGCTTAAAGGTGCTCTTAAGGCTCTTGAAGAAGGTACTCTTGATAATGGAAACATTACTGTTGAAGACCTTGCTGAGGTAGCTAAAGAAGGACTTGACCTCATTGTTGTAGTAGTTGGTCTGTTGAAGTCTATTGGCATTCCTGTGACAGAATGTTGGAATGAGTTGAATAGAGAGCTTCAGTCTAAGAGGCTCCCTGATGGTACCTTCTTGAAACGTGAAGACGGTAAGGTTCTCAAACCTGATACCTTCAAGAAGGCTAATATTCGTGAGATTCTCTATGTAGCTAAGAACCGTAGAGAAGACTATATCCGTAACCTTTAATCATATATAAATACAATATACATATATAGGAGTATACACAATGCCTGAAATGAATGAAAACACCACGATGACTAAGGAAATGACTAAGAAGGAATCCCGTATTGCACAGCTTAAGGAACTTCGCCAGAAGGAGATTGACCGCCACGAAGCTAAGATGGAATACTACGACAATCTGATTGCCACTTGGGAAGCCAAGGGTGACAAGATGAATGGTGTTAAGTGTACTGAGGGTGACGTTATTGCCTTCCAGTATGGACGCCCTGGTCACGTCATGGAAGATAAGGAAGGTGTTGTTGTCGGCTTTAAGGAGTTCGAGAAGGGTGGCCTCTTCATTGTCGTGCGTGTTGGTGAAGGTGCTGATATGGAAGTCCTCCGTGTGCGTCCTTCCCAGGTTACCTCTGTTGAGGTCCAGTACGAGGAAGAAGCTGAACAGGCCGGAGAAGAAGAACTTACTGAAGAGTAATACACATACATGGGAGTCACTACTGGTGGCTCCCTTTTTTATTCAAAATAGGAGGTGTATTAGGATGATAAAACCAACAATGGTATGCGTAACAGGTTCAGCAATGGTACCTAGTGTTGAGCCTAATGATTATGATTATGTTTGTTACTTTGACAACCGTGATAATCTTATTAAATTTGTAGAAGAGCACGGAGGATGCACACCAGAAGAAGAAGTTGAATATGGTGATACTAGGTTCACTACATGTAGAGAAGGAAAACATAACTTCATTTGCACTGATGATATTGGCTTGTATTGGAGAACTGTAGCTTTCAGTGGTATCCTTCAGCATATGCAGATTAGTGATAAAAGTGACAGAGTTCAAATGGCTGTTGCATGTATGGATTGGGAACCTAGAGACTATCACTTAATTAAAGACGAAGAGGGTAAATACTTATACATCGAGGTATATTGGGATGATAAAACTGAAAACACCGAAGAGTAAGGTACTTATCAGTGACATAGAAACTAATGGTCTATATGAAACAGTAGATAAGTTCCACGTTGCATGGGTATTTGATAGGGTTATGCAATGTTACACTGAGTTTAGGGATGTGAAAGACTATTGTAAGTACCTGATGGAACAAGTCAACGAACATGGTTACTCAGTAGCTTTTCATAATGGGCTTACATATGACTACCCTGTACTTCAGAAGTTGTGTCCCGGCTTTGTTCTTCCTAGACATAAAATTATTGATACAATGGTATGGGCTAGGTTGATTTATTCTAACATTGATAAGATTGATATTGTATTACTTAAACGTGGGCAGATTCCAGGGAAGCTCTTTGGGTCTCACTCATTGGAAGCTTATGGATTCCGCATGAAGGTATATAAAGGTTCTCCTAAGGATTGGGCAGGGCCTGGAGAAGTTGACGCTACTGTCTGGGAAAAGTTTACACCAGAGATGTCTGAATACTGTAGACAGGATGTAGTGGTAACTAATGCTTTATATGATAAACTCCTTGGTTATAATTACCCAATTAAAGCTATAGAATTAGAGCATGATATCGCATGGTATTGTGGTGTGATGCAACGAAATGGATTCTATTTTGATGCTAAGAAAGCTGGTGAACTGTACGGTAAACTAGCTCTCAAGAGAAGTGAACTTGTTTCCAAGTTGTCCGAAACATTTGGGTCATGGTATAAACCTAAGAAGGAGATGACTCCTAAAAGTAACAACAAACGATATCACTACGTAGCTGGTGCCCCCCTTACTATTATTGAAAAGGTTGAATTTAACCCAGGATCAAGGGCACATATAGCTAAGGTTCTTATGGACCGTGGATGGATACCTCAAGAGTTTACAGATACGAACCAGCCTAAGGTAGATGAGACAGTTCTTAAGGATATAAAAGATATCCCCGAGGTACCACTTATTCTTGAATACCTAGTGGTAGAAAAGCGTATTGGTCAGTTAGCTGAAGGTAAGAACGCTTGGCTTAAACTGGAAAAGAATGGTATTATTCATGGAAGAGTTAACCCTAATGGTGCGGTAACAGGCAGGGCTACACATAGCACACCTAATATTGCACAGGTACCCGCAGTAGGAGCACCTTATGGAGAAGAATGTAGAGAACTATTTGGACCCCCAAGTGGATGGCTCCAAGTCGGTGTCGATGCGTCTGGACTTGAGCTTAGATGCCTTGCTAACAGAATGCATCCGTTTGATGAAGGAGAATACGCGACTGAAATCTTGTCTGGAGACATCCACACTAAGAACCAAATGGCCGCAGGTTTGCCAACTCGAAACAATGCAAAGACATTCATCTATGGATTCCTTTATGGAGCAGGAGATGCTAAGATCGGCACAATTGTTAACGGAACGGCTGCTGATGGAAAGAGACTCAAAGAATCATTCTTATCCGCAACACCAGCTATTGCATCCCTCAGAGATGGTATCCATGAGTTCCTCATCTCAGAAGAAAAGTGGAGAGGTGGAGAGTGTAAGGTCAAGTGGAGAAAGAAGAGGCATCCTGACGTGGAAACATTGGATGCTACTAGGTGCCTTATCGGCCTTGATGGTAGGTTACTCCATATACGTTCTCCACACTCTGCCTTAAATACACAGTTACAGTCTGATGGTGCTCTCATTTGTAAGAAGTGGGTATGCCTCACAACTGAAGCACTTGAGAGAGAACATAGACTGAAACATGGTGTTGATGGTGATTTTGTACTTATGGGATGGATTCACGATGAAATGCAGTTTGGAGCTAAGACTCAAGAGATCGCTGAATTGATCCTTAAGGTTGCCCAGGAATGTATGAGAAGAACCCAAGAGTTCTTTAATGTTGAATGCCAGTTAGACACTGAAGGTAAGATTGGAGCTAACTGGAAGGAGTGTCATTAATATGAGAGTAGTTGTAATGAATGAATGTGGGCACCTTGAGGCCCTCTTTGGTAACGGCCTGTCTTATGGTGTTACTAATATGGATCACGTAGCACTTGTGATGAATAGGGAATTTGAGTTCTCTACTACTTGGACAAAGATGAACAACCGCGCTCAACTCCTTGCTGGTAAGGGAGGTGGGCACGATAAGTTCCTTAGACAGATTATGGTATGGATGTTTATTAAGGCACCATTCTTCTGGTGGAAACAGTTTGACCAGTATAAGGTTGGAACTACTACCACTAGTGAATCCACCATGCATACTCTTATGAAGAGACACCTTACTCAGAGTGACTTTGAAGAACCTATCGCACAGGAAACTCTTGACCGTCTTAATGTGTACATTGCATGTGGTGACTTTGATACTGTTGTTAATGAGCTTCCTAGTGGGTACCTTCAGGGTAGACTGTGGACAGGCTCATATGCTAACCTCCTTAATGTTGTTCAACAGAGGACTGGTCATAAGCTTGGTTGTTGGTTCTACTTTATTAATTCCTTGAAGATGCAGCTTGAACATCCTGAATTGATCTTTGATATGGAGAAGCCACTTATATGATTAAAGTTATCAAAGACTTCTTTAGGTCTCTCTTTGGTTTGATCGGTGTATGGTTGACATTTGGATACATTACACCTAACCCTAATAAGAAACAGTGTTTACTTCCTGGGTGTAATAATATGACTACCCATAGAGGTGGTTACTGTTGTCCTGAACATAAAGAAATTCATAGGAGGACACATCGCTATGGGATGTTCTGAAGCAGATCGCATTCACGGAAATATGTTTGATGAAATTAAAGCACAGGTTATCTTTGATGGTGATTATGTAGCTTTTGTAGCTTCTTGTGCTGTTGAACAAGAGATTGATTGGGGTGACGGAATGTGGACACTTCACAGTGATGTCAATGATGCTATCAGTACATTTGAATCCATGATGTCTTCACAGCTAAAGGCTGTTGAGTCTGAGTTGGAAGTTGATGTTGAAGATATCATTCTTTGTTTCTCTGATCCTAACCATAACTTTAGGAAAGATGTCTACCCTCAGTACAAAGCTAATAGAAAGAGCAAACGTAAACCTGTATGCTACAAAGCATTGAGAGACTATCTCAGTGAAACGTATAGTATAGTTGAGTTCCCTACGCTTGAAGGTGATGATGCGTGTGGCATCCTTGCTACCTCAGGGGAACTTAGTAACCCTATTATTGTATCAGCGGATAAAGACTTCAAGACTGTCCCCGCTACCTTCTTTGATACAGCTAGGGGAACGGCAGATACCATTGATGAGCTAGAAGCTAATTATTGGCATCTCTATCAGACACTCATTGGAGACTCTACGGATGGTTATCCTGGGTGTAAAGGTATTGGCCCTGTAGCTGCAACTAAGCTTCTTGATAAGGCTGTCCAGAAAGGGGATAACCTCTGGGATGTAGTGGTAGCTGCATACAAGAAGGCAGGTTTTGATGAAGAGTATGCATTGGTACAAGCTAGGTGTGCCTTCATCTTGCGTGCTGATTACTATGACAAAGAAACAGGAGTCAAACTGTGGACTCCTAAATAAGGAATACTAATGGGAAAGCAATCTATCAGATCAAAGATCGTAACTAAAAGAACCTATGCAAGACCTATTGAGGGTAACTTACTTGAGTCCTCAGAGGTACTAGAAACATGGGAACAGATAGTTGATCGGGTGGTTGCACATCAAGCATGGCTTTGGGAACGAGCTAGGGGTGTTAACCTTGGCTCTAACCAGTGGGCTGAGTTGGAAGACCTTAGGGGTATCCTCCTGGCTAGAGAAGCGTCTGTTAGTGGGCGCACTCTCTGGTTAGGAGGTACCTCTATTTCCAAACGTAGGGAAGCCTCTATGTTTAATTGTGCATATCTCCATACTGAAACAATTGCAGATGTAGTTGATGCAATTTGGCTTTTGATGCAGGGGTGTGGTGTAGGGTTCACTCCGAAGGTTGGTACCCTAAGCGGTTTTTCCAATCTGGTGCCTACAGTGACTGTCATACGAAGTGACAGGACACTCTCTCAATGGCTCCAGGGAGAAAGAGGTAACGATGTTAACGTGACCGACTACGACCCCGCTACGGGCGTCTGGCGGCTTCGTATTGGAGACTCAGCGGAAGCATGGAGCAAGGCTGTTGGTAAGCTCCTGGCTCTCAAGGAGAGGGTTACAGAGATTGTCCTTGACTTCTCAGAAATTCGTGCTGCTGGTGTTAGGTTGAATGGATATGGATGGATATCTTCAGGTGATACTATGTTCTGTAAAGCTATGGTATCTATCATTGATATCCTCAATAGAAAGTCTGGGTTCCTCCTTAATGAGATTGATATCATTGATATTATGAATCATTTGGGAACTATTCTTTCTTCTAGGCGTAGTGCTGAGATTGCATTGGTTCCTTCCAGTTCAACAATGGCTAATGAGTTTGCTCTTATGAAACGTGAGTATTGGGTTAATAACCCTCAGAGAGCACAGTCTAATAACTCACTGCTTTTTGAAACTAAACCCTCTAAGAGTGAACTAGAGCACATCTTTAAGCTTATGGTTGAAGGTGGTGGGTGTGAACCTGGGTTCATTAATGCAATGGAAGCTAGAAGAAAAGCTCCTTGGTTCTCTGGTGTGAACCCTTGTGCTGAGATTCTTCTTCCTAATAAAGGGTTCTGTAATCTTGTTGAGATTGATCTAGCTAAGTTTAAGGATAACCCTAGTAGACTCCATAAGGTAACTAAGATTATTGCTAGGGCTAACTATCGGCAGACTTGTGTTGACCTCAGGGATGGTATCCTTCAGGATGCTTGGCACCAGAATAATCAGCATCTTCATCTTTGTGGTGTTGGTGTTACTGGTGTTGCTCAAAGGGATGATATGAGTGAGTATGACATTATGGAGCTTCAGAGGGTAGCTACTTTTGCAGCTTATCAAATGGCTGATGAGCTTAGTATGCCTCACCCTAAGAATGTTACTACTATTAAACCTAGTGGCACTATGTCGAAGATTATGGATACGACAGAAGGTATTCATAAACCTATGGGAAAGTATATCTTTAATAAGATTGTTTTTGGTAATCACGATCCTATGATACCCAAGCTTATGATGGCTGGTTACATGACAGAGAAACACCCAACTAACCATGATGCTACTCTTGTAACTTTTCCTATTGCTTATGACAATATAAGCTTTGAGAAGATGAAGGATAAGAAGTATGGTGAGATTGAATGTAATCTTGAACCAGCTATTGATCAGTTAGAAAGGTATAAGAAATGGCAGAAGAATTGGTGTCACCAGAATGTATCTCAGACTATCTACTATGATGATGGTGAGATCAAACATATTATTGACTGGTTGTTATCTAATTGGGACTGTTATGTTGGTGTATCATTCCTTAAGAGGTATAACCCTCTACTCAGAGCAGAAGATTTAGGTGCTGCCTATCTTCCTCAGACAGTAGTAACTAAAGCTGAATATGATGCTTATGTGAATAAACTTAAGGATGTTGACTTCTCAGAGATAGATGAAAGCCTGTCTAATGAGATTGATACAGGTGATGAGTGTGCCACTGGAGCATGTCCAATTAAATGATCCCTAATAAGGAGGCTGAAACTTGAGAATAAATGTTTACCGAAGGGGAGACTATGAGTAATTATATATCCCCACATGTGAACCGCCCTAAGTCAAAAGTCCCTCAGGATGTTCTTGATTACTTGAATACCACTTTCGATATTCGTATTTTGATAACTAGAGGTGACAGACATAGTAGGGATACACTTAATGGAATCCAACTTGTTTTAGACGCTATAAACAATATTAACATCGGTACTATGGAGGATTGACTATGGGAGGCGTAGTTAAGGCTATTGGTAGTCTTTTTGGGTTCGATTCGGCCCCTGAGATGCCTGAGCCTAAAATCCCTGCTGCCCCTATTCAGGAGGTTAAGAAAGAACCTACTAGCCCTGAATTGGGCTATACTGAGGGAGCATTGGCAGGTAAGAAGAAGAAGGGTAAATCGTCCCTTAAAATCAGTAAACAGGCAGGTGCCTCTAGTGGTGCAAACATTACCTAAGCTTATTCATTCATTTGTTAATGAAGGTGAAGCTAGGGAGTTAGCCACTTTGTTTTACAACAAGGGACGTGAACTTACTGATAAGAGTTTCTTTAAGAACCTTGGTGACTACCACAAGATTGAGTCACTGTTTATCCTTGGTGCCTCTACCTATGAGGACTTTATTTTACCAAGGAATGTTAACGAGTCTACTATTCATTTAGTTAGTTTTAGAGATATAGAAACACATGAGATTAATGGTTTCATGTTGTATACTATAGGATATCCTTGGTGGTCTACTGAAGCTTTGTGTGCCTCTGAGTTGGCTGTTATGGCTGTTAAAGAGGGTACTGGTGTGGGTAGGGTAGCTGCCAAGTTCTTAAAGACTCTTGTTGATTGTAAGGTAGTAACTGTGGTTGAAACATCCACTGCTATCTTGGATGGTACTCCCATAAGAAACTCTTACCATAAAGTAGGATTCCTAGAGGTACCATCTTTTATTTATCATTTATTGGAGGATAACAAATAATGGCACAGAAGGCTAAAGACAAGCCGTTGGAAGGTGCTAAAGTTACCTACGATAAGCTTAAACAGGATAGAGATAATTATACCACAAGGGCTGAAGAAGCTGCTGTCCTTACAATCCCTATGCTCTTTCCAAAAGAGTCTGATGATGGGTCTACTAGTTATGATACCCCTTATCAGTCTATTGGTGCTAGAGGTTTGAATAACCTTGCCTCTAAGCTTATCCTAGCAATCCTTCCGGCTAATCAACCTTTTTATCGTTTATCCGTGGATGCTGAAACTCAGCAAAAGCTTGATTCAGCTACTGATGAAACCGTAAAGACACAGATTGAATATGGTCTAGCTGCTATGGAAACTTCCATGATGAACTACATGGAAACCAACATGTTTAGACCTACATGCTTTGAAGCTATGAAACAACTGTTAGTAGCTGGTAACGCATGTTTATTTATGCCACCTAAAGTTGGTGGAATGAAGCTTTATACTTTAAGGAACTACGTTGTTCTGAGAGATGACCTTGGTAATGTTATTGAGAGTGTTACTCTTGATAAGTATTCCAGGGCTTCTCTTCCTGAAGAATACTCTGCTAATCTTAAGGTAGAGGGTTCTGATAGTGAACAATATAAAGAAGAAGTTGAAGTCTATACTCATATCTATCGAAGAGAAAAGGAATACCTTTCTTATGTAGAGATTGATGGTGAAGTTGTTGCTGGAACAGAATCTAACTTCCCTGTTGATGCTTCCCCTTGGATGTGGCTTAGGTTCACTAAGAGGGACGGAGAGCATTATGGGCGTGGATTCGTTGAGGAATACATTGGTGACCTTCAATCTTATGAAAACCTGTCTAAGTCCATTGTTGATCTTGCTCAGGCCGCAGCTAGGGTGTTCTTCATGGTACAGCCTGGAAGTCTTACTTCTGTTAGACAGTATGAGAAAGCACGTAATGGTTCCTTTATCCAGGGTAGAGAAGGGGATATTGTAACAGCACAGCTTCAAAAGTCTCAAGACCTCCAAGTTGCTAAACTAGCTGCTGACGATATTAAGGATCGTATTTCATATGTATTCCTTCTTAACTCAGCGGTGCAGAGGTCCGGTGAACGTGTAACGGCAGAAGAGATTAGGTACGTAGCAGGTGAACTTGAGGATACCTTGGGTGGTGTATATTCCATCCTTGCTCAGGAGTTTCAGCTTCCTATGGTACGACGTGTCTTCAAAGAGATGCAGTCTCGTAACCTCCTTCCCGCAGTTAAGGAAGGAGCTATTGAACCTGTTATTGTCACTGGTCTTGATGCTCTTGGTCGTGGTCATGATCTTACTAAACTTATGACCTTCCTTGAGATTATTCAGGGTATGGGTGAAGCTCTTTACAGTAAGCTTAACCTTGATGACCTTGTGATGCGTGTAGCTATGTCCCTCGGTATTGACGCAAGAGGACTTGTTAAGACAGATGAGCAGATTGCTCAAGAACAACAGCAAGCTATTGCTGCACAAGGAGCTATGGCTGGTACTGAAGCTGCTGCTACCCAGATGGGACAGCAAGCTGGTGCTATGCAAGCTGGTGCTCCTATGTAGTATAGATGTATGCATATGAACATTAGTAGGTAATATTATATGGCAGATAAACAAGTTGGAACTAGTGCTGCTGAAGAATTGTATGGCCCCGGTGCTATCACTGGAAATCTGGATGACCTCAATAATATTGACGTGGAGGTATCCTCCGGTGGTACCCACGTTACTATTAAAGGAGAAGATGAGGAAGGTGAAACTGGTGCAGAGTCTGATAAGGATGTTAAGCCTGATACCGATGGCTCTAACAATAATACAGACGATTCTTCACAAGCGGATGGTAAGGAAGCTACAGATGGTGACGGAGAGAAAGCACCAGAAGTAGAACGACAGGAACTTAAAGATGCAGTAAATGAGCTTGGTACCAATCTTAAAGAGAAAGGTATCGACTTTGAGGCTGCTATTAAGGAACTTGAGGATAATGGTTCTCTCTCGGAGGCTACCTATACCAAGCTTAGTGAAGCTGGTTATAGTAAGACAGTGATTGATGGATACATCAAAGCTGCTGAGATTGTAGAACGTAACTTTGAAACAGCTATCCATAATCTTGCTGGTAGTGAAGAGAACTATAAGCAGGTTATGGGATGGGCATTCCAGAACGTACCTAAGAACGAACAGGTAGCATATGATGCTGCTCTTGATCGTAATGACTTGGCTACAGCTAAGTTGTACATGGATTCGTTTATTGCCCGTATGGGTTCTTCTTTTGGTACTGGTAGTCCTAGATTGCCTGGAGCACCTAGAACAGCCACAACTGTTGAAGGATACAAAACTAAGGCTGAGTTGTCTAAGGCAACCTCAGATAGACGCTATGGTAGAGATAGAGCCTACACTAAGGAAGTTGAGCAGAAGCTCATGAAAACCAACTGGCTCTAGTCAAGGGAGGTATAATGAATGCTATCCTTACACTTCTTAACCTCATACTTGAGATCGCTAGGCGTATCTTTAGGAAGTACGAAACTGAGAAAGCTCAGGATGAGTATGATGCTATTGATAATGACCCTGCTTCTCAGTTCATGTCTAGGTTTAACAACGACAATAAGGAAACCAATTCCTCCGTACCCGAATCTACCAAGCGCAACTGTGAATGAGGAAGGTGGTATCTGCCTAGATAAACCAGATACTGCCAAATTGTTACATTACATTGAATATCTAAGAGAAAATTTTAACTAACATTAACTAATTGGAGTTTATTATATGGCTGCTCAGTCTGTTATTGCTTCCCCCGGTCAGGTACTGTCTAGTGGTGATCGTTGGGCTATCTTTCTGAAAGTGTTCGCTGGTGAGGTGCTTGGTGCCTTCACCCGTATGACTAAGGTGATGGACAAACATCAGGTCCGCACCATTACTAATGGTAAGTCCGCTAGTTTCCCTATTATGGGTCGTGCGGTTGCTAAGTACCTGACCCCTGGTAACAACCTTGATGATCAGCGTACTAAGATTGAACACAATGAGCGGATCATTGCTATTGATGGTCTCCTGACTTCGGATGTGTTTATTACTGATATTGAAGAGGCTATGAACCACTACGATGTGCGTACTGAGTATAGCCGTCAGATGGGTGAGGCTCTTGCTCTTGCTGCTGATGGTGCTGTTCTCGCTGAGGCCGCTAATATCGTGCTGGATACTGCTAATATCCCTGATGGTGCTTCTAAGCCGAAGGGTACTGGTGTTGCTGGTGAGATTGTCACTGGTGTTGCCGCTCAGACCGCTGCCTTTGGTCAGACGATCATTGAAGGTCTGATGACTGCCCGTGCTAAGATGACCACTAACTATGTACCTGCTTCTGAGCGTTACTTCTTCTGTACTCCTGAAGTGTACACGGCTATCCTGCTTGCTCTGCTCCCTAATGTTGCTAACTACCCTGCTCTGATTGATATGGAGACTGGTAACATTAAGAACGTGGCTGGCTTTGAGGTCATTGAAGTTCCTCATCTGCTGGATGGTGGTGCTGATGGTAAGCACACCTTTGATGCTTCTCTGGTGACCGCTAAGATCACTGGTATTGCTATGCATCGTTCGGCTGTTGGTACTGTTAAGCTGCGTGATCTGGCTATGGAACAGGCTCGTCGTGCTGAATATCAGGCTGATCAGATCATCGGTAAGTACGCTATGGGCCATGACGGTCTCCGTCCTGAGTCTGTTGTGCTGTTCACTGAACTGGCTATTTCCTAGTCTTATTACTGTATACCCTTGGGGAGTTAGAGGTTATCCTCTGGCTCCCCTTTTTTAGCTAATAATTAGGAGGAACCTTACTAATATGGCTGATTATATTTATTCTAATGATCCTACGTTGGATGCTGTTAATACTATCATTAGTTCCGTAGGGAGTCCTCCTATTAACTCCCTTACTGAACTTACTAATGTTGACGCTATTGATGCCCTTCGTATGCTTAGTAAAGTATCCAGAGATATTCAGGCTCAGGGTTGGGCATGGAATCTTCAGGAGAATGTAACACTTACTCCTGATACCTCTAAAAAGATTGTATACACTAAAGATATCCTTAGGGTTATTGCTAGTGGTAGATATATCAATAGAGGTGGTTATTTCTTTGATCTTGATAATAACACTGATCTTTTTAATTCATCTATTGTATTGACTGAATTGGTCCGTGAGTATCCCTTTGAAGACCTTCCTGAACCTGTTCGTAATTATATTACAGCGGTTACAGCTAGAAACTTTCAGAATGTAAAACTGACTTCACCTGAGATGGATCAGGTGCTAGCACAGAGAGAACAAGAAGCTCTCATTAAGTTTAACAAACTTGAAATTGAAATGGGTCAGTATAACTTGTACGACAATAATGAAACTGTGTCTGGTAATCAGTCCAGATAATATATGGAGGTGTAACTATGGGTTTGATTTCCCAAGCCCTTCCTTCTTTCAAAGGAGGTATATCACAACAGCCTTCACAGCTCAGGTTTCCTGACCAGCTTGAAAGACAGGTTAATGGGTTCTCTGATGAAGTCTTAGGGTTACTTAAGAGACCTCCTAGTGTATTCCTAAAGAAGATGTCTATCCCTAACTTAGACACAAGTAAGATACATGTTATTAATAGAGATGAGAATGAAAAGTATATCATGGTTCTTACTCCACCTAGTGACTATGTGTTACCTGACCCTACTGATCAAGAAGGTACACCTATGTCTCTTACCTATGAGTGGACTACCCCAGGAACCTATGAGGTAGAGCTTCCAGAATGGGCACAGACTTTTGAGTATTGGGTTCTTGGTGGAGGTGGTGAAGGCGGTTTATGTCAACATAAATATACTGTGCCATTTACAGATACAGTACGATATGATGAGCAAACCCCTGGAGAATCAGGTACTGCTTCTGTTCTTAATATAGGTAACGAAAGAATTGTTTCTGTTGGTGGTGGGCAAGGTGGTAGAAATGCTGTTCAGGCTCTAGGAGGTATCCCTGGAGGTCTCCCTGGATACTACAAGGATGAGTCTTATTATACAGCACCTACTAGATATATTAATACCATTTGGGGTACATCTAAGGGATATGGTGGTGGTACCTATACATCTTACAAACAGAGACATGGTGGTGGTGGTACTGGTGGTTATGTTAAGTCTAAAGTTACTCTCCAGAGAGGTGCTAGAACTGTTTATGTAACTGTTGGTGAAGGTGGTGATAAACCTATCAGCCCTAAGTATCTTGGTAAGAAAGGTGGACATGGAGCTATTAAGCTTATTGTAACAGGTGTTGTATACAATGATGACCCTAATGAAACCCCACCGCCTCCTAAGATGGTCAGGGTATTTGACCTTGAAGGTACTGAATATGATGTAACTATTACACCAGAATCTGCTGCTTACTTTAGTGGTCTTACTGGCGCCCCTGAAGAATCTATTAAGGCTGTCACTATTGCTGATTATACTTTCATTCTCAATAAGGAGAAAGAAGTTAGTATGACCACTAAGAAGACACTAGCTTTACCTACTCAAGCACTTATTTATTGTAAGAACACAGCATACGGAAAGAAACATGAAATACTCCTTAATGGCTCTGCTATCGCTAGTTATACTGTTCCTAATGGCAGCGATCCATCACATTCTACGAGTGCTACTACTACTAATGTTATAGCACAGTTAGCCTCTGACTTGAGTACAGCTTTGTATGATTATGAAGCTGGACAGGATTGGATTCTTCTTACTGGTTATAATGGGACCCCATTCTCTAGCACTGATATTATCACATGTGGTGATGGTTTTGGTAATAACAATATGAAGTGCTTCATGGGTGAGGTTAAGTCAATTAATGATCTCCCTCCTGTGTGTGCTCCTAACTTAAGAATTAGAGTCAAAGGGTATAACACAGAGACTACTGATGACTTCTGGTTAGAGTACAAAGCTGATAAGACTAACTGGATTGAAGTGGCTGCTCCTGATATAGAGGTTGAGATAGACCCTAACACCATGCCTCAGTCTCTTGTTAGAGAAGCTGATGGAACATTTACTCTTCAGCCTGTAGAGTGGTATGAGAGATTGACAGGTGATGATAACACTAACTCTAAGCCTTCCTTTGTGGACAGAACTATTAATGATATATTCTTCTTTAGGAATAGATTAGGATTCCTCTCTGATGAGAATATTATCTTGTCTAAGTCTAGTGAGTTCTTCCAGTTCTGGTTCGATTCAGCTACAGGTATCATTGATGAAGACCCCATTGATGTTGCAGTATCGGCTGATGTTAAGAAGAATGCTTCAGTTAATATTCTACTTGATGCTGTCCCTATGGAGACAGACCTACTTGTGTTCGCTAAGGAAGCTCAGTTCATCCTTAGAGGTGAAGGTGTATTAAGTGCAAAGAATAATAGGGTAGATTATGTTTCAGCTAATGCTTACGATAAATCATGTGCTCCTGTTTCTATTGGTAACGGCATCTATTTTGTATCCAAGCGCGCTATTTATTCTAGTGTGTATAAATATGCCTCTGTCATTGAGTCACCTGAACTTAAGCGAGCAGATGATGTAACAGCTCATGTACCTAATTACTTACCTAATGGACTCTTTAGGATGTCTGGTAGTGTGACTGAAGATATCATCTCTATGCTCACTAAGAGTGCTCGTAATAAAGTATTCGTATTTAAGTTCAAAGAGATGAACAATCAGTTTGTCCAACAGTCATGGTCAGAATGGGTATTCCCTGAGGACTGGCTGATACACCTTGCAGAGTTCGTTGATGATAGGTTAATGATGTTAGTTACTACCCCTGAAGGTGTTGAACTTCATTACCTTAGACTTGTTGGTAACACAGTTGACTTCCCTGATGTTGAACAGACTAGGTATTTTATTGATCGTAAAGTAGAGTATACAGTTCCTAGTGGTAACTATGATGCAGCTACTAACAAGACATTCTTTAGGTTAGCTGATATTTATGGCTATGATAGTACCCGTATCTGGGGTGATGGAACTTACGATGTGATTACATCTGATGGTCTATTTAGAGCTATCTTAGAAGAATCTAGAGATGCTATTGATGGTGGTTCATTCTATCTCTATGGTAACTTTAGTGATCGTGCTGTAGTCATTGGGAGAACACTTACATTTACTGCTGAACTCTCTAAGTTGTACCTTAAGTCCACTAATCAGAATGGTAGTATTATACCTTATACTGAAGGTGTTCTGATGCTTAGGTATCTCTGGTTAGATACTACTGACTGTGGACCTTTCTCTGTCTATGTGTACCCTGATGGAAAGATTAATGATAATAGTATGGTATTCTACTATAGATTCACTCCTAGAATTCTTGGAACAGAGAGTACAGAACTTGGAAGCACAGCTATTGGTAATGAACAGTTCAGGATACCTATTCATGGGCATAACACTAAGACACAGATTGTAATTGAATCTGACTCTCCTACACCCTTTGGTATCACTGGTGGTGGTTGGGAAGGACTATATACAACTAGGGCGAGGAGGATGTAACCTATGTTTCCTATTATAATGGCTGGTGCTGGTGGTCTACTAGGTGCATTCCAAGCTGGAGGTGCCGCAGGTGCCACTAATAAGGCTGCTTTACAGAACTATAAGGCAGCTATTAAGTCTATTAGTATTAACTATAATTATGGTGTTCTCAGGAATATGACTGCTATCAATAGTAATTTTGATGAGGCACGCCGTACTCTTGAGAACCTTACTTATAACTCTAGACAGAATCAATCCACTATTAAAGCTGCTATAGCTGAGACAGGTACTGAAGGTAGATCAACAGAAAAGATTACACAGTCTGTTGAAGCGCATGACCTTAGAACAGAATCCTCTATTAAGGAAAACTCTTCTATTGTAACAGCTAATTATATGAGACAGATGGAAGCTGATAGGTTATCTGCTCAGTCTAAAATAGCACAGGCTAAACAGACTTATGATAATACTATTGTGTCTGATGAGGAAGCTTTCTTTTCTATCTTAACAAGTTCTCTCCAAGGTGCTGCTGCTGGTTACTCATTTGGTAGTATGTTTGGTGGAGGTGGTGCAGGAAGTTTCAATGTTGGTGGTGCCCAAGGAACCGCTACCGGAACGGGTGGTGGTTTTAATATGGGAGGTGGACGTGTTTCTGGGCTGTAACGATAATATGTACTGTAAATAAATAAGAGGTGATGATGTATGGCTATTGGAGGTGGTAAGTTTAGTAATACAACTGCTAGTGCCGCTGTTGGTCAGTGGAGGCAGTTCTCCGGGGCTATGCAGCAACTTCAAGAATCCAAAGGGGCTATGACTCAGGTTGTGGCCCCTAAGTTTGAACCTGAGAGGTTTAACCTTGCTGGTTCACTTCTGGATGTCATGGAGGGTGCTAATGACGCCTATGATAATATTAAGAAGATAGCCGATAAGAATGCCCAGGAGTGGGCTAACGGTAAATCATTCCAAGAAGTAGCTAATGAGATGAAGGAGAATAAAGTACCCTTCCAGTATGATCCATTCGCTATGGCATCCCTTGCTACTATCCAAGGTAGGAATGCCTTTAATATTGGTATGATGGAATTTAACGATAGACTCAAGACTGATGAGTTTATTGATATGTCCCCTGAAGAGATTGATCAGGTCTTCATTGACCACCAGAGGAAAGTAGCTGCTGACCTTGGAGAAGCTCATGGTTCCCTTGGGAGTTCTGGGGCGTTTCTCAATGGGTTCTGGGTAGATGCCAATAAGACACGAGAGTACGTGTGGAAGACATCTGAGACAGTCAAGGATGACTTCAGGAAGCAACAGGGACAGATAGCTGCTGAATCACAGATTAATGAACTGTTGGATGGTAGCGTTGACGATCTCTATAGTGGACTCACTATGCTTATGCAGAGTGGTGTTGCAGGTAGGATGCCTGAGGATGCCATGAAGGTAGCTAAGAGCACAATTGAAGCTATAGCTAAACACCCACAAGGTGCTACTAAAATTCAAGAACTAGCTGATAGAAATGTCCCAGGTCTTGGTGATGTAACATATAGAAGATTATTTGGTGATGCAGTCATTAATGCTACTATGGTGAAAGCTGAGAACGTAGCTCTTATAGATGACTTTGCAGCTAATCAAGCTCTTACTGATACACTTAATAGTATGCTTATGGAGGGTGATATTGGTGGTATTAGAGCACTTGGTTATACACTAGCTCAACAGGCTGGTGGTCAGCAAACAGATGCCACTAAGATGGTTCAACAGTATGAGAATGCTTACTATAGAGGGCTTAAGTCAGAAACTAATAAGTTGAGTGATAAGGCTAAGGATCAGATTAGACAGGGGACTTTAGCTGCTTACTCTATGGCTATCCGTAGTGGTGCTGCTAGTGGTGATCAATCACCTGCTGGTCAGACATTATATGATGCTGATGGTAATAGTATGGGAACACCTAAGCATGAGCATCTTCAAGAAATCTGGCGACAGAGCTTTATGTCAGGTACTATGACTCCTATTGAGATAGAGAGAATGGTACAGGATGAAGATGGAAAGGCTATGTTCAAAACATTATTCCAAGATATCTATGGCGAGGTTAAGTCTGAAGTTAAAGCTATTGCCAGTGGATATAAGAACCCTGACAGTATCACAGAACCTAATGGGATTAAACAAATCCTGTCTTATATTCAGTTAGACCCTACGAGGATGTCTGGTTTGGTTAATTACGATCAGGCTGATGCTCTTGATCTAATAGGATTTATGGCTGAAGGAAGGTCTTTCAAAGAGTATATAGCAGCAAAGGCGGCTATGGAGAAGAGAACACTCAAAGAGAAACTTGAAGCTAACTTACCTATACAAACTAGAGATGTTACAACTGATAATTCGCATTATGAGTCTATGTATGTACAGAGATTAGCTATGGTTAAAATTGGTCGGGGTATGGATGCTAATAAGGCAATCTCAGATGCAAAAACTGAGTTTAAGCAGACACACCAGATATTCTCCTATAGGTCACCTCACGTTGATACAAGTGGATGGGTTTTTAATAGTAGTAGGGATGAGTCAGAAGTCTATGTTCCAACATCTTTTTATCAACAGTTTACTAATAACTCCAAAGAAGAAGTTGACACAGCTCTTACATCATTCATTGCATCTATTGAAGCTAAATTTGATAATCAAGATTTATATTTTGAATATGATTCTTTTGCTAGGGGTATAAGAGTGTATTCTCCTGATATCCTAGAAGAATCTTTCTTGTTTGATGGACGTACACCTATAGTGACTAGTGAAGAAACACCTAAGGTAGAAAAGCCTAGATACTTTGGTATGATGGGTTTCCGTTAATTTATATTCCATAACAGCTAGAGGCTGAAGGAGTAATAGCAATATGTCTTATGATCCCACTAAACCATCTAAGTATGATGATATTATACAACAGATGGCAAATCAGTATGAGATTCCACATGATTCATTTAGGAAGCTCTTGTTTACTGAATCTTCATTTAATCCTAAAGCTATATCCCCTAAGGGTGCTAAAGGTATAGCTCAGTTTATGCCTGATACAGGTAAAGCATATGGCTTGTTAACTGATGAAGACTTCTTTAATCCACAAAAGTCCATTGAAGCATCAGCTAGGTTTCTCTCTGATTTGAAGAGGGACTATAAGGGGAATTGGGCTGCTGCCTTGGCACACTACAATGGTGGTCCTAGTCAAGGAGAACTTGTAGCAGCTAACAAGACCCCTACATATAAAGAGACCGCTGATTATATTAATAAGATAGGTGTTACTAATGAGAGGACAGATGCACCTATAGTCACAGGTAAGGAAACGGAAAGTACCAACCAAGCACCCCTTACTAACTCTAAAGATGTAACAGATGGTATTATGCAGGAGGTTTTAACGGAAGCTGATGGAACACCTATTTCATTGGCTTCCTCTATAAATGACCTTCCATACAATAAATGGTTGCTTGATAGATACGGGACTGACGGTTCTGCTCTCACTAATTCTCGTAGTGAGCGTGACAAAGCTAATGAGAATGTTACCTTATATAAATCCTTTAGGTATAACTCAACGCTTGGTAAATGGATCACTTTGTCTAAGATGCGTGCTAAACAGTATGCGGACAGTGGTGACATGTTTGGTAGGAACCTTAAACTATATACACCAACCGAAGAAGACCTTACAAAGATTGCTGAGAAATATGGTGGATTAGATTCACCTATGGCTGAGTGGATTCTCCGTAAAGTTACCTATGAGGGAGACCTTGAACTCTTAATGGCTGAGGCTGATATCACTCTAGCTTATAATGAAGATGTTAGAAAAGCTGGTTTTGGTAATACACTTGTTAATATGGCTGGAGAGTTCCTTGGTGATCCTACTAATGCTATTCCTCTTGGTATAGCCTTAAAAGGAGCGAAAGCTGGTACCTACTTTGTGGGTAAAGTATTTAACTCACAGCTTGCTAAACGTCTTGGATGGTCAGTTACACAAGCTAGTATATTTGGAGGGGCTGCTGCTGGTTCTGAATATGTAAGAGAATACACGACAGGCATTGAAACACAGACTAGAGAAGCTTTCCTTGGTGGTGCAGCTATAGGTCTTATTCTTGACAGAACAGGTGCTCTTGGTAGGGTTACCAGTAAGTATCTCAGAGACTCTATCACAAGAGCTGAATTGATCGAGACTGGTAATAGGTTAGGAAAAGACTTAGGTAACATCCCAGGTATGGCTGGTAACCCTAAAGTTGGTAAGATGCTCAATACCATGAATAAACGAACTATGGATAGATGGGATGCTATTAAGAAAGCTATCCCTAAACTATCCCATCTTGATTGGACTGAGGGGTCTCAACATGAGGGTGTTCGTAAGTTCGGTCGTATGTTCTTTCCTTCTGAGACAGGTAGGAAGAAAGCTGGTTACAAGATAACCGAAAAAGGTGATGTAATAGGTACTCAGGTAGGTGGAGAAACACCTACTAAAGTTGATTTAGCTGATGGTAATAGAATCTCAGAAGGTGTTGTTAAAGATGGTGATACTAGAGCTGCTTCTAAGTTACCTGAAGATACTGTTACAAATGTACACAGAGATGGGGATACTTTCTTTGATGTACGACAGCGATTAGTTGGGGAAGTTAACTACTATAGAGAACAGTATGCTAGATCATTAAAGAAAGCCATGAAGAACCTTGGAGTTTCTTTTGATGAAGCTACAAGAACTATTTATGATGCTGGTAAAGCTGGTACTATCAGTCAGCTACCCGAACCTTTGAAGGAAGCTGCATTGATCTGGAAGGATTCTATGCAGTGGTTTGAGTCAATGGCTAAAGACTCTTCTCTTATATCAGGGAAGAAACAGTTACCTAATCTTTTATCTGAAAGAGCTGGTAGGAATATTCCTGAAGATGGTATGTACATACCTACTAGAACAGATGGGGAGAAAGTTGAGAGTCTCATTAATATCTTAGGTAAAGAAAGAGAACGTGCCATTGAAGACCTACAAGAAGAAATGGCTAATAATCTTTGGGAAGGTGTGATCTCTAACGATGACAAATTCAAGCAATTCAAAGATATTATTGATACTGCTTGGATGGAAGAAGCTTCAAAGAATCCAAACTATAAAACACCTATTGAGGTACAACAGAAGAAGTGGAAGGATACTGAAGCTAAATGGAAACAAACTGAGAATGAGCTGTTAGAACTGAGAAGAAAACATCAAGACGTATCTAGGCAACTTAATGAATCTGAAAATCTTAAGAAAGGGAAGGCACCTGAGCATGATGTAACTGATTTTAAATTTGGAACACAGAGTACATTTGCTGATTACATATCACCAAAACTTAAGATAACTTCTACTAAATCATTCCATGATACTATAGATGATTTTATCAAACAAGGTTTATTAACAGATACTCAACTTGCTGTTGCTGATATGTTAAAGCGTATTCTAGACCCCAATCTAGTTATACATACTTATGATGGACCATTCACAGCAGACCCTGGTAAAGTTGTACTTGGATTTTACCATACAGTAACTAATGATATACACATGCCATCATATAACTCTCATACTATTCATACGTTATTACACGAAGCTTTACATGCTGCAACAGCTAGACGTATTGATTATGTAAGAAAAGGTATGGGTACATCTCTTCAGACTAAAGCTGTTAACGAACTTGAAGATGTTCTTAATGAAGCTATTACACAATTTAATAAAGCGTACCCTAATTCACCATATCAACACTGGAAAGTAAATATTGATGAATTAGTAGCTGAGGGTTTCACTAATAAAGATGTGTATACCTTCTTAAAGAACAATAAAAGTATCCAAGGAGATAAGAAACCATATCTAACTCGCATTATGAAGAATATCGCAGAGATGTTTGGTGCGGGGCAAGATGAAGCTAATCTTCTTGATGACTTTATTAGATCATCTGAAAAGTTAATGAAAGAACGATCTAATCTAAATGTTACTAGTAAGATTATTAATGATACTGGTCAAAAAATAGCTACTAAACATTCTTTAGATACATTTTTTGATGCTTCATCTACTATTAAAGGTTTAGAAGAGGTTGATAACTTACCTAAAAGAGTAGCGGAGCTTAAAGCTGAGAAGAAGTCTCTTGAAGGTAAAATAACGAGAAGAGAAGCTAGTGCTAAAAAACAATTTGAAGAATTGAAAAAGTTAGGTGCATATGAAGACATCCCTAATAAAGTGTATTCTGAAGAGCTTATGAATAGGGCTAGAAAGGATTCTTATGGGTATCTTAACCAGCGTAGGGATGAGCGTAACTATTGGGATTCTAATGGTGGTTCTGAAGACATGGACCCATATACTCAAGCTATGCCGTGGGATCATTACTATAAAGGTAAGAACTCCCAATATTCTATTTCTGATATCTTAGATACTAAGATGATGGATTTATATGATAAGTATTCAAATAGACTTATGGGTGACCTTTCTGTTCTTGATGTAACAGGTTCAACTGACGGTTTTAGGTACCTTAAAGATATGTTTGATAAGGCTTACCAAGAAATCCCTGAAGGATACAAGAATAGGGAAAGAGAAGGCCGTGCTATGAAGATGATGGCATATCAGCTTTACGGTCTTCCTGTTACAGGTGTATCTAAATCTGGAGCAAGAGCAACAAAGAGCTTCCTTGAAGGTATGTTTGATACCGCTATTAACATGGGATTGTTCACTAAGAACGCTGCTTTTGGTATTATGAACTACTTTGAGACTGCTGCTGGTATTAGGGCGTATGGTACTTCATTCTTCTTTAAGAACTTACCTACTGTAGGTAAATTTCTGAAGAGACTCGAAAGAGGGACACCTTCAGCGGATGATCTTCGTATGTTGGAAAACATGGTATTCCATAAAGATATAGGTGAAACTTTGTTTTGGCCTAGAGAAATGGAAAAGAACATACAAAGATATAATAATAAGGTATCAGCCGCTCTTGTCACAGGTTCTAAATGGTTGGCTAATAACTCTTGGCTTACCCAGTTTATGTATCACTCTCAGAATACTATTGTATCCACAGCTAGGCAGGAATTACTTGCTGAGATGACTAGGTTTGTACATCTTGGTGATCTTAACCCTAGAGGATTCTTTACACCGAAACATTTGCGTAGATTGGGTCTAACAGAAGAGGACTTAAAGGAAACATTTGAAGCTCTCAAGAAGATGACCTTCATGGACAAGAATGGTAGTCCTCGTATATCAGAAGATTACTTTGATCACATAACTCCTAAGTTTCAACACCAGTTGAACATCATCGGCGAATATGTAGCTAATGAAGTTATTCAGAGAGAAACCCCTGGATCACTCTTCTTGTGGAAGGGTGGTAATAGTAACTCAGCAATATCCATGCTTATGCAGTTCAAATCGTTTGCTCTAAAGTCTATCAATAAAAGATTGATTAAAGCTGGTAATCGGTACGCTTACGAAGGGGATAAGGATTTTGTGTATGAATACTTCATTGATTCAGCCCTACAGTCACTTCAGACATTAGGATTAGTATACCTTAGAGCTAACGCTATTAAAGACCCTGAGAAAAGAAAGGCATATATTCAACGGCAATATGGTGTTGATGATCTTACCTTTGAGAATATGCAGGATGGTGAGTTTCTGTATAATACCGCTATGAAAGGTTTGTATGATAGAAACTCCAGACTTGCTGGTCTATCCCTTGTTACTGGTGCTTTAGGGCTAACTAGTGATGCTGCTAAGACTACCATATCTTCTGAAAGAGCCTTACGACAGAGTTCTTCTGATGTGACTCAAAGTGGTAAACTGTGGAATAAATTTGGTAGTTATGTCCCAGCTGTTGGTTATTTAGAAGATGCTAAGGACTTGGGTTTATCAGCATATAACTTGAGTGGGGCCGCTTTAGGTATGAAGAATCTTACTCCTAAAGAAAAGGCTAGACAGGCTGAAAACCTCTGGGATTCATTGAGGGGTACATTACTTCCTAATGATCCTATGTTTATTATCCCTGTTATAAACTTCCTTAAGGAGCACCATAAAGACTCTTTACTTAAGGACTAACAGTAAACATGGTGGGTAGTAACTCTGCCCACCTTCTATACAAATAAACTTTGCTAAATGGAGAACATATGGCAACTTTTACGTCTTTTGTTTATTATACTGGTGATGGCTCCACCGCTGAATACCAGATCATCTTTGATTACCTGTCGAAAGACTTTGTGTATATCTATGTAGATGGTGTACTTCAGGTAAGAGATACTGACTATGTATTCTCAGGTGAACGAATCATTAATTTTCTTAGTGTTCCTACAACTGGAGCACTTATTCTAATTAAACGTATCACTGATCCTAGTCGTCTTGTTGAGTTTAGAGATGCTTCTATTCTTACTGCTAATGATTTGGACATCTCCACTCTTCAGTCTATTCATATCTCAGAAGAGGCTAATGATACTGTTAATAACTCTATTGTTCCTAATGAGTCGGATGACTTGGATGCTCAGGATAGAAGGATTGTTAACGTAGCTGATCCTGTTGACCCTGGAGATGCCGTTAATAAAGACTACATTGATACCTTTGGGAACACCATCTATCTCGATGCGTTGACTCAAGGTGACAGAGCTGAGGCTGAAGCTGATGCCGCTGAGATTAGTGCTGATGCCGCTATGGCTTCCCAGAACGTAGCTACTACTAAAGCTAGTGATGCTTCTAATAGTGCTGATTTGGCTGAAGCATGGGCTGAGAACCCTGAGGATAGTGCTGTTGAAACTGGTAAGTACAGTGCCCTTCATCACGCTGCTAAAGCTGAAGATAGTGCCGCTGCTGCTCTTGCTCAAAAGAACCTTTGTGACGCTGTTGCTGCACAGGTAGTCATTGATGGGCAGACCTCTGCTACTAACGCTACTAATGCCGCAGCGAGTTCCACTAGTGCTCAGAATTGGGCTGCTAACGCTAGTGCTAGTGCAACCGCAGCGGGTGCCTCTGAGATTGCTGCCGCTGGCTATGCCTCTCAGGTAAGTACACAGGTTGCCAACGCTGAGGAGGCTGCTGATGAAGCTATTGTAGCTGCTGCTACTGCTGCCACGAAAGCTAGTGATGCCTCCAATAGTGCTTCATTGGCTACCACTAAGGCACAGGTAGCTATTGATAATGCTGCTCTTGCTACAACTAAAGCTACTGAGGCTGAGGCTAGTGCTCTTGCTGCTTCTAATAGTGCAGCTAGTGCTCTTAGCAACGCTAGTGCCGCTGCCAGTAGTGCTACGAGTGCTTCTATGAGTGCATCTACTGCTTCCACTAAGGCTGCTGAGGCTGCCTCTAGTGCTGGTACAGCTAGTTCTTCTAAGACTGATGCTATCAACGCCAAGGATGCTGCTCTTACTGCCCAGGCTGAATGTGAAGCTATTGAAGAAGGACTTCAGACTGCCTCTACCCATAGTCACTCCAATAAGCCTTTCCTTGATGAACTCAATGAGAAGACTATTGCGGGTTACAATGTTATCCGTAGTCAGAACCTTCCTCCTGTAGGTGACTACAAGCAGGGTACCTTCTGTATTGTTGACGCTTATGAACCTAAGAAGCTGTACATGAATATTGGTCTCTGGTGGATTGAGATTCCTCAGAATGATAGTATTTATGGTAAGATCACTAAGTTTGATGATGTTGCTCTACTTTGGCGATACGAAGATGGTGCTCAGAGGAGTGCTGTTGGTCCCGATCCTAACTGGTCTTACAGTGACAGGATGTATGCTGAAGATGGGAGCTATGTTGGGCTGAATGAACCTACTGACCTTAATGGTGATGGTCAGTTGTGGTGGAGTGGGCCTGCGTACACGAACTTACTTACTTATAGTGAGCAGTTTGATAATGTGGCGTGGAACAAAGCCAATGTAACGGTTTCTGCAAATGCTGCCTTGTCACCTTTTGGTTCGTTGAGCGCCGACAAGATAACATCTTTGGCTGGGACTAATATACAGGCCATAAACAATCAGGCCACAGCATACGCTGCTGGAACATATACGTTCTCATTTTATGTAAAATCTAATGGGTGGCGGTGGATTCAGTATAGGACGGCTACTGGGTTAGGTATCACATATTGTAATTTTGATATTATTAATGGCGTCGCTGGGACGGCGACAACAACTGGGAATAAAATTGAAGATGTTGGCAATGGCTGGTGGAGAATTAGTGGCATAATAACCATTCTCTCGGCAACTGGAGATTGGGCCTTGAATTTAGTAGATTCTGGCACTGCCGCACGGAACCCTTCGGCAACTGGCGACGGCGTATCAGGCATCTACCTTTGGGGAGCACAACTCACAAAAACAGACCATCCCGTTCCCTACGTCAAGACTACCGATACGCTAACCACTGTTAATCAGATAACAGACTATGTACCTGCTATTCATGGTGATAAGGGTGTGTGGTGTGGGCCGAGTTATACGAATATGATCCGATCTAACGGCGGGGTGTCTTTTTCTGGTCCAGCCTGGGTGGCTACTGCGGGCTTGTCTGGCGGGGTGCAATATGTTGGGGATTGGTACAATCTGGCAACAACTAGCACTGGCGCTCAAGGCTTCGTTTATTGCGATATACCCTCAGCCATTAGTGTTGGCGATAAGCGTGTTCTGTCTGTTTCTGTTGAGAGGACAGACTATCGGTTTATTCAGCTCACTTTTGGTAGTAACTCATTTGGCACTGGGCAATTTGCTACATTCGACTTGGACGCTGGTTCAGTTGCTCATGACAGTGGGGTTTCCGCGCAGATTATTGCGAATAATGATGGCGGCTTTACTTTGTCTATATGTGGTGCCGCAACAGCGGACGCTATTTCACACACAGGGATAATCGCCGTTGTGTCTAGTGAGTCTTTGGTTGGTACACGGTTGCCTGGGAGTCCGATAGCTAATGCAGTCCTGCGGTTAGCCACTCCTCAACTCACCGCCACCTCAACCCCTATGCCCTACGTCCTCCCAGGCACAACCGTAGCCTCCGCTGCTGGAACCTCTGGCAACAACGGTATCTACTTCGATATGGCCGAAGAGCCTGATGGTGTGGAGTTGGTGTATAATGGTGGGTTTGATGATGGTATAGAAGGGTGGTTAGATAGTAGTATCGGTACAGGATCTATTAGCGCTAGTGATTCAAAATTATTATTAAGTTCATATGGAACTAGTAATGTTGGTATAACAGACCAAGCTATATCTACTGTTGTCGGTGGTAAATATACACTTTCACTTACCATCACAAGCACAACTGGTAGTTATAATAGTATTAAACTTGGAACATCACAAAATGGATCGCAATATACTGCATTAAACAATCTAGGTGTTGGAATCCATACGTATACATTTGTTGCTACAAGCGCTACGTTATGGATAAGATTTAATGGTTATTATGGTACTGGTACTACTACAATAGATAACATCTCCGTCCAACGCCTTTCCTCTCCGCTCATGCAATGCTTTGAGCGAAGCGACACTGATGGTCCTGCTACATGCACAGTGGCGGCTGAGGTGACGATGGGGGCGGGAAGTGGGGATATTTCAGCGACTACGACATGGATCAATATTCTCGCACCAAATACCGCATACACATGGAACTCGTTTATGGGGCATGGATATGATGCAGCATACTCAACGCCTAATATAATTACCGCATTTGATGGGACTCAAGTGAAAAATATTCCACATATACAGTGGTCACGCAACGAGAAACATCTTAAAATAGTCCAAACCAACGCACTTGGTACACAATTCCGCGTCGGCAACAAACGCATCGGCATCGACAGTGCCATTCAGTGGAGCGCCTGGACGAACTTTGACGGCTCCTTTAACCCCCTCACACATATCCGACTCGCCTTTGGCAACACTGTTCCGATCTGGTTCCGTCGTGTCATGGTATCTAATCTTGGTGGTATGTCTGATGCTCAAATTGAAACCCGTATGGCTGTATAATTAGTAATAACAACACTTTAAGCTTATAAGGTAGGAATATCTATATGCCTTTCGTTAATCGTGGTGATAGATTTGTAGCCTACTATGGGGTGCCTTCGGGTACCCCTAGTGGTTACCTTAATGGTATCCATTGGGAAAACTCAGTGGACTGTGGTATGTTTAAGAAGGATGGTAACGATTATATCTTGAGGTGTATTCACTTCTACAAGGATGAATTTCCTGATTCTAGGGGTACTCATAGTGAATCATTTGACTACTCAATTCCTGCTGTAGACGATCTGGCGGTTGACCCTGTAGTCCAGATGCTCGTTGCGGACGCTCCAGTGGCCCTCATACGGGACGCTGTGGAGGCTTCTCAGACGCTCCATCCGGTTTCTAAGGAGTTGATACTCATGGACCTCGATAGTGGCCTTAGCGGGGCGCTGGTGGTCGAAACTAGAGCCGCCCTGCTGGACCCAAAGTTCCTGGGGTTTACCTTCAGTGATGTCCTTTCGGTGCTCCCTGTGGAGAGCTACACGGTTCCTACTGGTGAGACGATGAAGAGTATTGATTATGAGACAGGGGAAGAGACTACTGTAGATGTTTATGAGTTTACTATAAGGAGCTGTACTCTGGATAAAGTTAATTAGTTATATTACCTATTACCTCTAGGAGGTACATATTATTATGGGATTTAATAATCTCATTAACCATACTTTCAGAATACATGGAGCACTAAGTTGGCCTATAACTGCTTTAACCCCTTAGAAAACTCAGGAGTACCAGCTATGTTAGAACTAGACTTTAAGAATGAAATAATCAAGTCAGTTCCTCCTGTTGTAGTCTCAGGTGTAACATTGTTTGGAATTGAACTTAATGATTGGGTTATTCTTCTTACTATCTTGTATATCTTTATTCAGTGTGTATCCTTAGTGTTTAGAATCCATAGAGATCAATGTATCTTTAAGATTCGCATTAGACGCCTCTGTGGTAAAGACAATATGAGAGCTGGTGATAAGAAGATGCCTATAGGACATAGGATACATAAGATCACAGACAAGGATATTGATTTACCTGATGATGAATGTATCTTAGATAAGGAATAATGACTATGACTAAAGATAATACCTCTAATAGTGCCCTTGAAGAGCTTCTTGTTCAGATTCACTGTGAGACTGCCGAGGCTATGCTTGATGATCTCAAAGACCCTGATAAGCGTACCCCTCAGCTCTATGGACAGATTCTTAAGCTTCTTAAGGATAACGGTATTGATATGCTTTATATTAAATCTCAGGGCCAGAAGAGTGCAGTTGGTGAACTTATGGCTGCTGTAGAGGAACAGATGGAACTTCAGTAATATTTATGAGTGAATTAATCCTTTCTGATAAAGAACAGGATTTCCTCAATAAGGCTAAGGAGTCCTTCATAGTCTTTCTGTATATCGTATGGAAAGCTATTGGACTCCCTAAGCCTACTCCTATTCAGGAGGACATGGCTAGCACCATCCAAGATTTACCCTCTAGGAGATTTATCATCCAAGGGTTTCGAGGTGTAGCTAAGTCATTCATCACATGTGCGTTTGCTGTGTGGTTACTGTGGAGGAATCCTAATATTAAGATTATGATTGTCTCTGCGTCTAAGGAGAGAGCAGACGCTAATGCCTCCTTCATTAAGAAGATCATTAATGAACTACCATTCTTGAACCATTTAGCTGCCCGTAAGGGACAGAGGGATACCGCTAATATCTTTGATGTTGGTCCTAGTAAACCTGACCATTCCCCTAGTGTGAAGTCAGTTGGTATCACAGGACAGCTAACTGGTAGTCGTGCTGACTTCATTATTGCTGATGACGTAGAGGTTCCTAATAACTCTTTTACCCAGGTCATGCGAGAGAGACTAGCAGAGCTTGTTAAAGAGTTTGACGCTATTATCAAGCCTGGAGGTACCATCCTTTACTTGGGTACACCTCAGTCTGAGAATACTCTTTATAATGAACTTCTTGATAGAGGTTATACTACTCGCATCTGGCCCGCTAGGTACCCTAAAGACATAGCTCATAGGAATACCTATGGAGACAAACTAGCTCCTTATATAGCTGATGTCTTTGATACCGATCCTGATAAGTATGCGTGGAAGCCAACTGACCCTCTTAGGTTCGATGAACAAGACCTAGAGGAACGATTGTTATCCTATAAGATGGCTGGCTTCATGCTTCAGTATATGCTTGATACTTCTATGAGTGATGCTGATAGGTATCCTCTTAAGTTGAGAGACTTGATTGTAGGTAGCTTCCCTAAAGAGTCAGCTCCTATGGATATAGTGTGGTTACCTAATCATAATAACAAGATAGAAGATTTACCTATGGTAGGTCTTAGAGGTGACTCCTATCATCAGTACCATACTGTCTCTAATGAAGTCCAGAAGTATACTTATAGGATACTTTCTGTTGACCCATCAGGGCGTGGTAAGGATGAGACAGGATTCTCAGTTATTTATTATCTTAATGGTTTTATCTATCTACATAGAGTTAGTGGTATCAAGAGTGGTTACTCTGATGAGACACTCAATACGTTAGCACAGACAGCAAAGCTATGGAATGTCCATGAGGTTGTCTGTGAAGGTAACTTTGGTGATGGTATGTTCCTTAAGCTTCTTGAACCTGTTCTCAATAAGGTTCACAAGTGTGGTCTCACAGAGGTGCGCTCTAAGGGACAGAAGGAACTAAGGATCATTGATACTCTTGAACCTGTTATTACTAATCATAGAATGATCATTACCCCTGAGTGTATTAGGGATGACTATGAGACTGCTCATAAGGCTAAAGAACCTAAGTATTCTTGTTTATATCAAATGACAAGGATCACTCAAGACAGGGGAGCTTTGTTAGCTGATGATAGACTTGATAGTGTAGCCATTGGTGTAGGTCACTTAGTAGACCTGATGAACATTGATGTCACTAAGGGGATTGAGAGTGTTACTGAGGATTGGTTAGAGCAAGCTATGGATTCTCTTATGGGAGCTACAACTGCTAACATAGGTGGAGTAACTTATACTGAGTTTGACGATAATGCACCTCATTGGTCTATTAAGAGATCAGCTACTGAGACCTTGGACGAGATACGTAGAAAGGCTAGAGATGGGACTATTAAACGGTAACTTTGTTATTTATCATTATTAATGTTTTAACCCCAAGACTCCCAAAGGGAAAGGAGATAGTATTATGTCTATTAAGGATATTGATTTTAAGAAGTATAAGCCCTCTAAGAAGACTGTAGCTATTGTTGCTGCTGTTGTGGCTATTGTGTTTGGAACTCAGGCTGGAGTGGACTTCCAGAGTATTGTTGATAGTGCCAATAAGTTTGCTCCTATTATCAACACTATTATTGATGTATTTAGTGATCCTGTTACCAATGCTACTATCGGTGGGTAACTAATAAGTATAGAGAACTGTTATATAAACCTTAGGTATACCTGATGATTCCTTATAAGTGAAGGTAGATGTAGTCATTAGGTATACTTGAGGTATGCTAGATGGGTTCCAAAATGGGTGAAAAATGTGAGAGGGCACCTAAGGTACGCGTGATGCGGGCGTTCCCCCGTGGCCCCCTCCTGATGACCTACCCTGATGAATACCCCTAATGATTCCAGCTATTTACCCTGCTGCTGCCCTATGGCGTGCTACAAGGGAGGCTAAAT